AAGATCGTGCAGCAAACGCCCGAGGTCGCGGAGCGAGAAATATCGAAGATGATGTCAACAGTTCGGGTGAAGAAATGAGTCAACGAAGCCTCGAGCAGAACGATTGTTTCCACAAATGGTGTCGCGTGATTTCTGAGCACCTCACGAAAAACAACGCGCCGATAAACGAGGACACCGTCAAGGATTTGATTCTGATTGGACTTGGAAATTCAAAAGAGATCACGGTCCCTGGACTAGGTACCCACGCCGTCCCGATGCGATCGAAACGATATCGAGACGTTGACAGCTCATTGTCGCCGACTCACAGGAGAGAGGGCTGGGTTTCCATGCACGAGCTTCTCGGCAGGGTCGAGGCTTGGGCTGCGACAGATTTGGGCCTGGATTTGACAGATCACACACTAGCAGAGGAGAGGGAGAGAGCATGAACGGCAAATGGACAAAAGAAAACTTTGATGACTATCACCGGCAGAACCCTGAAGTGTACCGGCTGTTTGAAAGGTTCGCGCTTCAAATAACGGGACGCCGAAAGAAATATTCAGCGAAAGCTATTTTCCACAGAATCAGATGGGAAGTAGCGATGACCAGGAACGAAAACGAAGAATTCAAAATTGATGATGGCTGGATAAGCCATTACGCACGATTGTTTGTCGAGCTTCACCCAGAGCACGAAAACCTTTTCGAGTTCCGCGCCCGGTTCCAGAGCTATCACGCGGCATGAGAGGTAAGAAAGGACCACGGCGGCTCGAGGCCAAGACGATCCCGCAACTGCACAACACGTTGTGGCCTATCTTCGCGGCGTACATCAAAGCGGTTCATCCGTTGCGATGTTACACATGCGACAAGCACCTGGAAGAGGGGTCCAGGGATACACAAGCCGGGCACTGGATTCCGAGAACCTACGCCCCAGTCAAATATTGGGAGGATAACTGCCGACCACAGTGCAGCAGGTGCAACGAATTTTATGGCGGGAGGCCAGTGGAATTTGAGCGTCGGCTCCGGCTCGAAATTTCGGACGAGGCCGTCGAGGCGATCAAGCGAAAGGCCACGGAAAAATGGAAGTGGAACCGCCAGGCCTTGATTGACCAGATTATTTATTACCGGAATGCGCTGAAGGAGCTGGAGGCAGCATGAAATATTTGATCGGAATTTTATTAATTTTTACGTTAGCCGCGTGCAGTTCGTTAAAAACGTGCGGCTCTAAAAGTTACATTGTGACTTTGCCAAGCGGAATACCCTTTGTGGATGGGGATTTCACGTTTCAACGAATTAACGATCATGTTGATTGTGAGCTTGATCCAGCGGAGCGGCAGATTGACTAGTCATCTGGACTGCGCGTTGTTAAGCGCAAAAGTTTACAAGACGTGGGACTCACGCACAGCCGGTATTGAGGTGCTTGCCTCTAAAGATAAAAAGACTTTGGCAATGGCTGGCACTGACATAAGACAACCGCAAGATATTTTGAGGGATTTGAGAATCTTTCCGTTGTGGAGTCCAGCATTAGGATTCTGCCCAGCAGGGTTTTTGAAGGCTGCGAGAAGGCTTGGTTATATCGTTTTAGACCATCTGGCTGACAACGATTTAGAGTCTGTAACGTTAACAGGTCATAGCCTGGGCGGTGCCTGTGCGTTGATTACTGCCGCGCTGATAGCACGAGAGACGCCAGACGATAAAAAAATAAGTTCGGTTGTTACGTTTGGCGCTCCGAGAGTTGGCAAGTTACGGACACTCAACTGCCCGATTAGTATGTACAAATTTCAAAACGATATTGTGACAGGAGTACCGTGGCCTATGCCCAGACCTGGGATGTTGCTGCATCTCGGTGATCGAGAAAGCCGTGGGAACTGGATTAGTGACCACTCAATTATTAATTACATCAATGCGTTGAAATCAAATGGCTAAAAGAAAACTGTTGGAAGAAGGCACGCAATACGCCGACCTAGATGGGGATGGCGAGGTGTCAGACGACGAGATCGCCCTGCACGGGAAGCTCCAGGAGCAGCAGCTCCAGCACGAACGGGCTGACAGCCAGCGGGCCATGTGCTGGTTCGCACTTCTGGGACTACTTTTGTACCCGTCGGGCGTGATCTTAGCCGACCTCTTTGGCCTCAATCAGGCAGCAGAGATCCTCGGCTCGATGGCCTCGATTTATATGGTATCTGTCGCGGGCATTATCTCCGTGTTTTTCGGCTCCCAGGCGATCGTCTCAAAGAACGGGAGCTCTAAATGAATTGCTGGCACTGTAACAACGTCTTGATATGGGGGGGCGACCACGATGTTGAGGACGAAACATCTGATTATTTAATCGTGTCTAATTTTTCATGCCCCGAATGCCAAAGCTATGTTGAAGTTTATTATCCAAAAAATCGGGGTGATATTTGATGGAACTCGCACTAGGGATGTTAATTGGATTTTGTATCGGCTACATCACAGGGAAATACCGATGATCGACATGGACAAATTATTTAACGAAATAAGGGACGATGAAGGAGTGCAAAAGTGGGTCTACCTGTGCTCGGAGCTGGAACCAACTGTGGGAGTGGGCCATCGCATACGTGATGCGGACCCAGAAGCGGAGCTCCAGATTTTTGACGTGTTCTCTGACGACGTCCCAAAAGATCAGTGTATCTCGGACGAGAGAATCCGCGAACTGTTTGAAACTGACGTCGCCGTTGCGATCGAGACGTGCGAGAAAATCTACTCGAACTGGGACGAGCTGCCCCAGGAAGCCCAGCACGTTCTCTGCAATATGAGTTTCCAGCTCGGTGAGGGCACGCTCAGAAAATTCGTTGGCATGAACGCCGCTGCCGCAGAGCAGGACTTTGCGGAAATGGCAAAGCAGATGATCGACTCGAGGTGGGCACGGCAGACCCCGGAGCGGGCGCAGCGACTTGAGCGCCGCGTCCTCGCCTTAATATGAATAAAAAACCCAGCGGACAACAAGCGTGGGTGCTGCGTGAGGTCAAAAAGTTTGTCTCAGCTAACGGCTACTCGCCAACGGTGACTGACCTGGCAGAGTCGATGGGACTCCAGAAGACCAGCATCATCTACGCGCTAAAACGGCTCGAGGCGAAAGGCCACCTGGAGCTTGAGTACAAGAACGATCGCCTCGTCGCGAGAGGGATATTCCTTTTGGGGCAGAGAGATAACACGATTGAGCATTACAAGTGCCAGGCTTTGTAACGACGCTTTACCTGGTGTCTCTCACGGCCTGGTGGCCTATGGCGAGCTGGGAAGGCGTCAGTGGGCATAGAGACTGCGAGGCCAAGCGGGACAAAATGTGGATGTCCGTCGCGATGCGTCCGGCAGATTTGCGATGCCTCAGTCAGTGGGGCGAAGAGACAGTTTACTTGATGCTCGACGGCAAAATAATTGCACCAACGGACTAGGGGATTTGCATGGAAGACAACGTGGAGGAGGGGTGCGTACTTTTTTACGACACTGATGCTGGAGAAGGCGAGATTGAGCTTATCGACTCATTTCAAAAACAATCTGTTTTGATGCAAATGGACGTGCTTCAGGATTGGATCGGCGAGTTGCAGTCGCGTTATGACATGCTGAGCCAGGGAATGACTCCCCAGAGCCTCAATCAGTAGAGTATTCAACAAGCAGCGGTTGTAATTCTACCAAAAAATCGCCATCCACAGACGCCAGAGTTTCTGTCGGAGTTTCTTTCCAGAAGTCATGCATATAGAGGTAGCTCGCATCACTGACCAGCTCTTTGATTTGCAGAGCGATCTCGCTGTCGTCGTTAAGCAGATATTCCCAGTCTTCAATTAACTGTTCCATGTGAAACCTAATGTCTAAAGTGTATATCTAAATTATACAACATCTAGTTAATACTGTACAAATGCCCATTTTATAAGGGCTTCAAGCGAGTAGAATGATAAAAAATTAGTGTAAATTGCTCGTCCTATGCGTCCGACCAAACTAGACGATGAAGCCGTGGAAAAGGCCAATGCTTATCTGGAGGGAGGCTGGCACGAACTCGGGCACGCAACGCCACACATCGCTGGATTGGCGACCCATCTCAATGTCAGCCGCAAAACTCTTTATAACTGGAAGGAATCAAACGAGGAGTTTTTACACATCTTGGACAGGCTCTTAGCTCTTCAGGAGTCAGAGCTCTGGAACAAAGGGCTCCAGGGGGAATTCCAGCCAACCCTGGTCAAATTGATGCTCACCAAGCACGGCTACAGCGACCGGCAGGAGGTGAGTGGACCGGAAGGCGGGCCGATGGAGGTGGACACTGAGAACAAGGTGATCATCGAGATTGTGGAGCCGGGCAGTGGCTGACCAGGAATACTCTGCCAGCCCCAGACGACCGCTGGTTATCCTCCTGGGCGATATTACCTCGAATGAGGTCTTGCCCGACAACATTAAACCCTTGGAAGCCTGGGCATTTTACGACGTTGACGTCTACGCCCTGGACTACTATCGAGGCTCCCCGGCATCCCCCGCGTGGGGAGGATCGGTCCAGGGTGTAGGCACCAGAATTAACACGCTGGCAGAAAAGCACGGATCGTCCGTCCCGGTAGTGATTGGCATGGGCGGTGGTGCCGCGGTTGGACTCCGAGCCCTGCAACTTTATGTGAGCCCGCCCTGCGCGTTTGTGGGGGTGAATGGCGTGTACAACCTCAACGAAACCGATGAGCTATCACAATCGGTGCAGGATGCGTTCAATGTCTTCTGCTCCGGCAGCGATGAAGCCGACCGGGTCATCGGCGCTTATACCACGCAGATGTCCTGCGAGGCTCGCGAAAATACCGTGCACTCGCTGTTCATAGCGAGCGAGACAACCTCGGACGTTAACAATCAGCAGTCGGTCAGGATGGACGAGGACGCGATAATCCTGGAGGGTAAAACCGAATCAATCAGCCTCTACGACTCGAGCTGCTTCGCGCACGTCATCGGGTTTATTTGTGACGCGCACAAGTACGTTTTGCTAGCTAGCAATAGGCGCTAACCAGTGGCTGAGACGCGCATAAGAATACCCGAGGCGATGCTCCCATTCGTCCAGGAAAAGAAAAGATTCAAAGTCGTGCTCGGCGGGCGAGGCTCCGCTAAGTCAATGACCCTGGCGCAGTTCGCCGTTGTTGAGGCGATGCAGGGTCACAAGTTCGCGTGCTTCCGCGAGTTCCAGAACTCCCTGGACGATAGCTGCTACTCCCTGATTTGCTCAGTCATAAAAGACCTTGATCTCGAGGACTTTGAGATCCAGAAGAGCTTAATACTGTACAAGGGTGAGGACGCCTTCAAATTTAAAGGATTATCCAGGAACCCGAGCGCAGTCCAATCATTCGATGGCTTTTCAAGGTTCTGGGTCGAGGAGGCTCAGACGATATCGGAGGAGAGCTTAAAGGCTCTGACCCCGACACTACGAATGCCCGGAGCCGAGTTGTGGTGCTCCGCGAACCCGCAAAGCATGAAAGACCCATTCAGCCAGCGGTTCTTTGCGCCGTTCGAGAAGGAGCTCCGCACCAACAAGATATTCCAGGACGACATGCACCTGATCATCTGGGCGAACTACACCGACAACCCCTGGTTCGAGGAGTCGGATGGATTGGTCCAAGAGCGCGAATGGGATCTGGAGCACAAGTCTGGAGCCCTGTACCGCCACGTCTGGGAGGGAGAGTGCTACGACGAGGTCGATCATTCGATTGTCCCAGTGGAGTGGTTCCAGGCCGCAGTCGGGGCGCACGAGAAGCTAGGCTTCGCGCCGGAAGGCGCGGTGGTGGCGACTCACGACCCCTCAGATACCGGCGACGACGCGAAGGGCTACTCGTGCCGGACGGGCGTCGTGTTCACTGATATATGTGAGATGGCAACCGGGGACGTGAACGTCGGTTGTGATTGGGCGATCAACAAGGCAATCGCCGCCGGAGCCGACTATTTTGGCTGGGACGCCGATGGCATGGGCGTCACGCTCAAGCGCCAGATCGATCACGCGCTTACTAGTAAGCAGATGGACTGGTTCATGTTTAAAGGGAGCGAAGCGCCCCAGGAACCAATGCGGGAGTACGACCCGGTGGACGTTCGAGATCCGGCCAAGAAGAAGACCAACCGGGAGGCTCTCCTCAACAGACGAGCCCAGGCGTACATGGAGCTTGCCCGACGATTCCACAACACGTACCGCGCAGTGAACGGGGACTACATGGACCCCGACGAGCTCGTGAGCATTGACCCGTCCATACCGAACCTGGACTCAGTCCGGGCAGAGGTGTGCCGGATACCGCTCAAGCCGAACAGCTCTGGGAAGATTCAAATCGCTTCCAAGGCAGAGATGGCGCGGATGCACATACCGAGCCCGAACATGGCCGACTGCATGATGATGTCGATCGGGTTCGCGCCAACTAAAAGAACAGAACTTAAACCTATTAAATTTGCAGGGTGGCGCTGATGCCAGACTATGAAGATCACAACGAGGTGCTCGACCTCCTAAGAACCTCCCAGGACGTGGACGAAGACCTGAGAGACATGGCGCGGCAATGCCATTTATTTGTCACCAGCCCCAGCGGGCAGTGGGAGCAGGGCATATACGACGACAATGACGGGAAGCCCCGTTATCAATTCGACATGACCTCGCAGATCGTTGACCTGATCGCTGGCGAGGTGGAGCGGGCTGACTTCGCTATCGAAATAGACCCGGCGTCCAATGCCGCGACCGAGGACCACGCGGAGACGATGCAGTCACTGGTTCGGGCGATCGAGCAAGCCTCCGACGCTGAAGCGATTTATAACGATGCGGCTCGGGGAATGATTACGTGCGGGATCGCTGGGTGGGAGATCCAGCAGGAGTACGTGGACGAGGATACATTCGACCAGGACCTCTCTATCGTCCCGCTGAATAATTTTGTCGATCGGGTGTGGTTTGATCATGCGGCAGAGGCGCGGTGCATGGGTGATGCGAGGCACGCCTTTAAGCTGTCAGGCATAACCCCGGACGAGTTCGAGGATCGGTACGACCGACCGGGTGAGTCGCTGTCCGAGAATAAGAGTTTCATCGCCTACTCCGACCAGAAGAAGGTCATCAACGTGGGCGAGCTGTTCTACTACAAAGAGGATGACGTTCGGCTGTACCTGTTCGACAACGGGCAGATCGTCAATAACCGGATGGATAAGTACAAAGATATCATGGACGCGCTCAACGACCAGGGCGTTAACAAGATTGACGAGCGGGTCCGCAAGATCAAGAAGGTGTGCGTTCGGAAGTTTGACAACCTGGGGTGGCTGGATGATCACCAGGAGACGGTCTTTAACCAGATCCCCCTGGTGCCGTTGTTCGGCAACTACAAGATTTATGACAACAAGCTCCTCTACTCAGGGATCGTCGAGAAGCTGATGGATCAGCAGCGCGTCCTCAACTACTCGGTTTCAAGGGAGATCGAGGAGGGCGCACTAGCGCCACGCCAGAAATACCTGATGACGACCGACCAGGCAGCGGGCCACGAGGAGGAGCTACAGGATCTCAATGTCTCGATCGCGCCGGTTATGTTCTACAACCACATGGACGGGCAACCGGCACCCTTCCAGGGTGGGGGAGCCCAGGTCAACCAGGGCCTACGTGTTGTCTCCGAGTCAATGCGGCAGATGATGGGCCAGACCGCGGGCATGTTCGCCGCGTCCCAGGGCGACAACCCAGGCTTGCAGAGTGGTGTGGCGATCCAGAAGCTCCAGGACAAGTCGGACACGGGGACGATCAAGTGGTTCTCGGCCCAGGAGGTAGCGATCAGAAAGACGGCGCAGATCCTGGTTGCGTCCATCCCTAAGATATACGACGGGCCGCGGACGATCAGGATCATCGGCGAGGATTCGCAGCGGACCATGATTAGCATCAACGACCAGGACGCTAGTGGTGAGGTGAAGAATGAGGTTTTAGACTCCAGGTACGAGGTCGTCTGCTCGGCAGGACCGGCGTTTAAGAACCGCCAGGACGAGACCGTTGAGAACATTGTCAGCATCGGCCAGGTAGACCCAGACTTCATTAAGCTCGGCGGTGACATTATCGCGTCGAACATCAACGCCCCCGGCATGGACCAGATCGCCCGCCGGAAGCGGCTCCAGTTATTCGAGGCTGGCGCGATCCCGCCGCAGGACTTCACTGAGCAGGAGGAGCAGATCGTCCAGCAGCAGTCGCAGCAGCCGCCCCAGCCCGACCCCATGATGGTCGCCGCGGAGGCTGAACGGATAAAGGCTGAAAACGAGCAGACCAAGACACAAATCTCCGTCCAGGAGAAGAGTGCAAAAATCGAGCTAGACCAGCAGAAGCTCCAGCTCGAGGTTGCCCGGTTCCAGTATGAGCAGGAGCGTGAAGTTGCCCTATCCGAGCGAGACATCGCAGAAACCGAGAAGGTCATGGCAGAAACAGACGGCCAGAAGCTCGACAACATGATAACGATGGAGCGTATGCGGGGCATGTCGAACGAAGACTTGTTGAGGCTCGTCACTCTATGATGCCAATCCCGGTCAGTCGCACCGACATCATCATAGAACTCGGCACTCGTGAGCTAGACACGAGGGAGGAAGAGCGGCAGAAGGCAATCGATAAGGCCGATCGCGATATCGACACGGTCACCGCCCGAGCGATCGAGCTGGACCGGGCGAATCGGGATCTCCGGCAGGAACTCGGGGACGCGAAGCGGGACATCGACGCCACGAAGGCAGAAAAAGAAGCCCTGGAGGCGGCCCAGGAGGCCAACCAGGAAGAGATCAAGGCGCTCCAGGATAAGCTGCAAGTGATCGAGAAGAACCTCGATGCGGTGCTCAAGTCGCAGGAGCGGGCGACCAAAGAATCAACCAAGGAGATCCGGGATCTCAAATCAGACCTACGCGCAGAAAAGAAAGAGACGCGGCAACTCGCCACCGAGCTGCGTCAGGCGAAGGCAGAGAAGCCGAGGCGTTACGTGATTGACAGAGCGGGGGGCAGGGTCGTCGCGACCTTGTTGTTTGAAGGTGAGGAGATACCGGAGGAGATAGCGTATGAGTGAAGAAGAGCTCGAGGAAATTCTAAGCATCATCATAGGCCTGGAGGAATCATGCCAAGAGTAGGTAACAAGCACTTCCCGTATACCAAGGAAGGCTACAAAGCAGCAGCGAAGGCCAGGAAGAATAAATCCAAGAAGAAAAAGGGAGGCAAGAAGAAATGATCGATCAACTAATAGACCTCATCAACGCAGCCACCGCGATCGTCGCGGCAGCGTCTGCAATTTGCGCGTTTACCCCAACGCCCACGGATGACAACCTGGTAGCCAAGGCCTACAAGGTCCTGGAGTTCCTGGCGATCAATATCAACAAAGCTAAAGAGTGACGTGAGCGACCAGGCGCTAGTTAGAATCGATGGGCACGAGCGGGAGTGTGCCATTCGACAAGAGGCGATCGACGAGAAGTTTGCCTCGATTGACGACCGACTATCGCGTGGCTCTGACAGGATGGCAAGAATAGAGGGTCTGGTCTGGACTCTTTTCCCTTTTATCGTCGGCTGCATTTATCTCTCAAAAGACCTTTAGGGGTTAAATCTTGTTCGCCGAGATAAGCGCGATCGTTGCAGCCATCGGAGCGATAAATAATGGTATCGAGCAGCTCCGCTCTGCGAAGGCCAATGCTGACGATGTCACCAGGCTGATCGCTAAGTTTGGTACGCAATCAGAAAAGCTCGACCAATATGAGAGAACGAAGAAGCTCAAGCGCCCCCTGACTCAAAAGGAGGCTATCGAATTATCTCTGGCTAAACGAAACGCTAACCAGACGATGAGGAATCTCAAGGATCTATGCTTGCTCGCTGGCGTGCCAGATGTTTGGCAGGAGGCAGAGCGCATCAGGATGCAGTCTGAGCGCGAGCAGAAAGAGTTCCTACGTGACATTAACATCAAGCGCAGAAAGAGAAAGGAGCGTATTCAGGGGATCGCTACGGGCGTTTTCCTTGTGGTCTCGGCTGTTATTATTGGCTGTGGCGGGTACGTTGTCTATGACGGGATACAGGAAACAAAGTTAAAGTCGGCGATCCAGAAACGCAAGGAGCAGCAGCGCCAGTTGCGGAATATCAGGCAGTGCGGTCGTCGGGAATGTTGAAGCTGGTATTCCTATTAATCGTGATCATCGACGGTGAGGTGCAGCCTGGGCAGCAATACTGGTCGTCAGTTTTTGTCTGTAACCAGTACGCCGAGGCCGTGGAGCACGGCATGACGAGCCAGCAGAAGCGGCGATACTACCGGAAGGAGTCCCAAGTCAATATCACCGCGTACTGTGCGCCAAGGTGGGTCAACGAGAGCGTTGAGGTCTTTGATCGATAGTGGACATAAAAAACCCCAGTATGTAAAGGAGGAAATACTAGGGTTTCTTATTCGCCTAAAAGGCGGGGTTTTCCACAAAACCACAAAAAGTATAGCATAATATAAGAAGCATAAAAAACCCCAGTATCGGAAAATACCAGGGTTCTTTGTACGGGGTCCAAGCAAAGCTAAACCACCTAACACGATAGTAGTTTAGCACAGATTAGTCGAGGCTTGCCAAGAACTCTTTAAGGCGTTCCCGATGCTCTTCCTTGATCCACACCTCGACAGGAACCTTACCCCCTGATCGTTTCTTTTCGCGGTGTTTGGCCTGTCGGGCGCGGTGCATTTCTGCCATGCGATCATCCTTCATTCTTGTCCCCACTTCAGGAACTGCGACCAGCCCTGATATCTGGCATCGTAAGCATTGTCTGCTTGAATCGCTCCGTTGAAATATTCAATTGACGGTATGTGAAATTCCCACACATCACCGTGGCCTGAATTCCAAACCCATGCGTCTTTGTTCACCTTGTAGCCAGCCGCTTCTACTTCAGGTTTGATTAACTTTAGTAAGATTCTGCAAAAAATGATGTTCTCGTTCATGCTTGTTCTCCCTGGCCGCTTACGCGGCCACCTCGTCGTCTGTAATAAATTCTTCTTCTCCTTTCGCGACACAATCCGTCCAGAAACAAGGACCATATGCAGTATGTATCGGCCAAAATATTGGGCTTTTGAAACACTTGTCGTCGTCAACCCAGATTTTTCTTTTCTTGACTAAAGAGGCGATCACTCCTCGTATTTGCTTTGTGGACAATTCGTCATTGATAAAATGTCTGATGTCCATCGCACCACCTTCCATTGATGCTTCGGCTATCTTGTTGAATATTCTTTGTTCGTTTTTTGTGTAAGTCGTCATGCTTGTTCTCCCTTCATCCATATTGCAAAAGCTCGATCCTGCGCTTCTTGCGCGGTAAGGCGGGATACAAAAATCTTCCGGCCATTGATTGTTGTTGAGAATCCTGCGAGGTTCCCCATGCTGGTCACTGGTCGGGTCACCATCTTGATTTTTTTGCCATCGACCGTGATTGTTGTTTGCTTGCGTCTCATGCTTGTTTCTCCTAAAAGTGTGTTTTCCTTAACAACGGGACTAATATATCAAGCATCACTAGTGATGTCTACTAAAAGTAGACAAATAATACATAAAATAGACAAATATTTAGCTGAGTCCCCTTCTCGGCACCACATTCCCCCCCGTTGACACCTTTTAATGCTCTATAAGTCCTATTTTCTTGGGATATACCGCCATTTATACCGTCGCCTATCGGTACGACCGGACCACTGAATCTAATAGATGGAATAAAACGAGCAATTAGAATTCGTAGTTTTCTTTTTTGTGCAAATTTCTGTTAAAAGTTATCGGAATAATGTGGTAGGAGAAAAAGTAATTATTCCAATATACCTACACCCTCTTTCTACTTTAACGTTCCACGTAGTTTTAACAAATTGCAGGAATCGTTAAGTAATGACTGAATCAGATAAAGAAATTTCAATTCTCCGGTGGCCCGATGTAAGCCGTCTAACTGGCTTCCGAAGTAAGTCCCATGTAGAGCAGCTTGAGAAAAAGGGTGCTTTCCCTTCATCTGTCAAGATTGGCTCACGAGCAAAGGGATGGGTTTACTCTGAGATCACCCATTGGATTGAAGGTCGAATCGCCGAGTCTCGCAAAGAATCGGAGGTGGAGAAAAAGTAATTATTCCTATTGCTAGATAGCAAACCGTACTACCACCAAAACTGTTTAGCGACTGCTCCAAGTTGGCCTTATAGCAGTCAAGTACCTACCAAGTACCTATACCTATACTACCTAAAAATCGCCGCATCCCACGTCAATACTGGGCTGTAGCGATATCGCTTGGCTGTCTACTTAATGTACATTCTGTACACTCGTACATTACTGAAACTACCTATTTGTGCGAATATTCCATGTAACTGTACGCGACAGAATCGCGGTAATACCGGGACAGGGCTATGTCAGACAACGAGCTGGGAGCAGCAGGAGCTGCACCCGAACAGGATTCGGGCTCCGATTCAGCCACGGAGGAAAGGCCCCAGGACCAGGCCGAAAAGGTCCAGTTTGATCCCGAGCAACAGGAAAAGCTCAACGAGATCGTCGGCGGCGTCAGGATGAAGGCGCGGTCGGAGGCGCAGGAGCTCAAGGCTCGTAATGATGCCCTGGAGCAGCGTTTGTCTCATATTGAGGCACAACAGCCCGCTATGGGCGCACCTCCAAACGTACCCCCACCACCCGACCCATTCGACGACCAGTTCGAGGCAAAACTCACGGCGCGGGAACAGGCACTTGTTGAACAAACGAGGTGGGAGGTAGAGCAGAGAGCCCAACAGGAGATAGAGCGAAGAACCGCCGAGGATCGCAACCAGCAGGAGGCTATGGCCCTTCACCAAAAAGGCCAGGAGTTCTCCAGACGAGCGCGAGAAGTCGGCATGTCCGAGCAGGATCAGCAGACCGCGGTCAATAAAATCATGCAAGCGGGAGTTAACCAGCTCGTACTCGAAGAATTGCTCGAATCGCCTAATGGCCCAGCGATGTTGCAGGGCCTCGCGAGAGACACAAACAAGCTCCTAGACGTTGCTGAAAAGAGCAACCAGGGGCCGCGAGGATTAGCGCACGCTATGGTCGATTTGCTCCAGCTCGACAACTCAGCACCTCAGAACTCGGCACCGCGACCGCCTGACATGCTGCAAGGTACAGGAGTACCCACACAGAAGAGGGGGCCACGGGGCTTAACTATTGAATAGATAGGAGCTTTTTTAAGTGGCTAACAATTTATCAAGTAACGTAACAGAAGACCTAGCCCGGATCTTCATGGACAAGTTTGAAGCGTCCAGGGTATTAACCAAGGGCATCAACAACCAGTTGTTGACTCCGAGACTAACACCGTCTACCGGCGGCACAGTTTCATTCAAGCGCCCGCATGACTACAACACGATCAGCACTGCCGATGGTGACATTAGCTCGTCCACAAAGAGCGATATCCTCGCTGGCAAGGCGACCGGAACCGTTCAGAATTATCTGACAGTGGCAACGGAGTGGGGAAATTTAGAGCAAGCCCTCGACCTAGACCAGTTGGACGAGATCATCGCGCCAATGGCTACCAGGATGGTAACCGATTTGGAGTTGAACCTCGGCGCTTACATGACAAAAAATGCTGCGCTCGTTTCGGGTACTCCCGGTACGGTCGTGGACGCCTGGACTGACGTTGCTGACGCTAATGCGCTGATGCACGCCGTTGGCGTACCAGCCGACAGCGAGTGGGCATATGTCATGTCTCCGTTTACGGCGACGGCTCTGGCAAGTCTCCAGACGAACCTCTCGGTGACTCCCGAGGTGAATGATGCCTGGAGAAAGGCACAGGTGACTAACAACTTTGCGGGCATGAACGTCCTGCAATCTAACGCGATCAAGACATACACCTCCGGCGCTTCAGCCGACCGAGCTGGTACGTTGAGCGCGACCCCTACAGCGACCTACGTTTCTGTTAAGGACACGATGACCCAGACGCTGGCAGTGACAGCGTTTACGGGCAGCGGCACCGTTAAGGCGGGCGACATTGTCCAGGTAACCGGACGCAACCGAGTCTCTAATGCGACTCGTGAAGTGTTCCTCAATCGTGCGGGTGCCTCCATTTTGTGGAGTGGCACAGTAACTGCCGACGTGACCCTAAACGGTTCCGGCGCTGGCGACCTCGTTGTTTCCGGTCCGGCCATTTTCGAGGCCAACGGTCAGTACAACACGGTTGATAGTGCGCTCGCCTCCGGCGACGTGATCACTCTCCTGGGCGGAACAGCCGAGGTTAGATCACCTTCTTTGTTCTTCCATAAAGACGCCTTTGGCATCGGCACGGTTAAGCTGCCAAAGCTGTCCGCTACCGATACGGTTGCGACGACTGAAGACGGTTTCTCGATTCGGGTGACTCGTTACTCAGACGGTGACAAGAACAAGCAGATGGTGCGCTTTGACATGGTCCCAGCGTTCATTTGTTTTAACCCGTTCTTTGCGGGTCAAGGGTTTGGCTCCTAACGATCTCCAAAACTAACAGCTAAACCCTGGGGTTGTGGGACAGAAATGTCCCATCGCCCCACCTTTAAGGAGACGCCATGACGACCGCGCAGCAGATGATTGCCGACGCGCTAGACGAGATCCAGGTCTCTGAGGCAGAGGCGAGTATCTCTGACTTTGAAGCCCAGAGCGCAAAGCGGGAGCTCAACAGAATGATGCTGTCACTCCCGGTTAGGACAGGATTCACCGAGGTGGATAGCCTTAGCGAAACTCTTACTGTTAAGACCAACGCAGAAGATTTCATCAAAAAGAATTTAGCGGTCCGGTTAGCCTCGAGCTACAACCGACCCGTGCCAGCGACCTTATCCCAGGCCGCAAGCGAAACCCGGCGGCAGTTGATGAACGATTATGTTCAGCTCCGACCGCTCCGCTACCCGAGGAGGCTGCCGATCGGGCTGGGCACTTCCAACAACGACTACTACTTAAACGATGACCAATTCCCATTCGGGGAGAATCGAACAACGACTGACGTTAAGGCTGACTATACCGTCCTAACAACGGACGACCTGATCCTGGTTGATTGTTCGACAGGCCCTATAACCGTGACTCTCATGGCGGTGGCTGGTGCTAACGGGTACGGGTTCGACATCGAGAAGACTGACACGACTAAGAACATGCTGATCATCGCGACTAATTCAAGCGAGAAGATCCGCGGGAATGCCTCGGTCAGGTTTAA